GATACGACACGGTTGGTTGTTGTGAATGTTGTAACAATCGAAGAGTTTCGTAGTAAGGCACTTAAGGCAGTTGATATATACTTGAAGACAGAAGAGGAGAATCGCAAACCTTGCATGTTTGTATTAGATTCTCTTGGTATGTTGTCAACAGAGAAAGAGATAAAAGACGCATTGGATGACAAACAGGTTCGTGACATGACCAAATCACAACTTGTCAAGGGTGCATTTCGTATGCTAACATTAAAACTTGGTCAAGCAAATATTCCACTTATAGTCACAAACCATACCTATGATGTCATCGGATCTTATGTCCCAACTAAAGAAATGGGAGGAGGCAGTGGCCTCAAGTATGCCTCGTCTACAATCATTTATCTCAGCAAAAAAAAGGAAAAGGATAAGACAGAGGTTGTTGGAAACATTATTAAAGCTAAGACGGCTAAATCCAGACTCTCAAAAGAAAACAAACAAGTAGAGATAAGACTGTACTATGACGAAAGAGGTCTTGATAGATACTATGGTCTTCTAGAGTTAGGAGAACTTGGTGGTATGTGGAAGAATGTTGCCGGTAGATATGAGATTGATGGCAAGAAAATATATGCAAAACAGATATATGCAGAACCAGAAAAGTACTTTACATCAGAAGTATTAGAAAAGTTAGACGAAATTTCAAAGATTACATTCTCATATGGAAAGAATTGAAACCACGATTCTTCGGAATCTTGTTTATAATGAAGAGTATGCTCGTAAAACAATTCCTTTTATACAATCTGACTTCTTTGAGGAGAGGAGTGAAAAGATTATATTTGAAGAGATTGTTTCGTTTATCACAAAGTATGATTCATGTGTAACTTTAGAAGCACTAAATATTGAGGTTGAAAATCGAACAGACTTAACAGCAGAAGAAGTTAAGAATATCAATGACATCAGTAAAGAATTAAATGACTTACCTGTAGATAATCAATGGTTATTGGACACTACTGAGAAGTGGTGTCGTGATCGTGCGATTTATCTTGCTCTGATGGAGTCAATTCATATTGCTGATGGCGATGATGATAAAAGAAATCGTGATGCGATTCCTTCAATTCTTTCTGAAGCATTAGCTGTGTCTTTCGATAATAATATTGGACACGATTACATACTAAATGCTGATGACAGATACGAATACTATCACAGAACAGAAGATAAGATACCCTTTGATCTCGAATACTTTAATAAAATTACCAAAGGTGGTTTACCTAATAAGACTCTTAACATCGCGCTTGCTGGTACAGGTGTCGGGAAATCTTTATTCATGTGCCACTTTGCTAGCTCCGTGCTGCTCCAAGGGAGGAACGTTCTCTACATTACAATGGAGATGGCAGAGGAAAAGATTGCAGAAAGAATTGATGCAAACTTATTAAATACAGCAATCCAAAATCTAAGTGATTTACCTAAACCTATGTTTGATAAGAAGGTTGCAAAGATTGCAAAGAAGACACAAGGTCAGTTAATTATTAAAGAATATCCTACAGCAGCAGCACACTCAGGACATTTTAAAGCATTACTTAATGAACTAGCGTTGAAAAAATCTTTTAAACCTGATATAATATTTGTAGATTACTTAAATATATGTGCATCTTCTCGTTACAGGACTGGATCTAATGTCAATTCTTACTCGTATATCAAAGCGATTGCGGAAGAACTCCGTGGTCTTGCAGTTGAGGCTAATGTACCTATCCTCTCCGCTACTCAGACGACTCGCTCTGGCTATGGTAGTAGTGATGTCGATCTTACTGACACAAGTGAGTCCTTTGGTTTACCTGCCACTGCTGATCTTATGTTTGCTCTTATTAGTACGGAGGAACTTGAGGGGTTGGGGCAGATAATGGTTAAACAGTTAAAGAATCGTTACAACGACCCTACCATATTTAAAAGATTTGTTGTAGGAGTTGATCGTGCAAAGATGAGATTATATGACTGTGAACAAAAGGCACAAGAAGATGTGCTTGACTCTGGAACAAAAGAGGAGTATAATGAAGAAAAAGTTCCTAAAAAAACTTTTGCAGAATTTAAGTTTTAATTATGTCTGGAGACTACAATACACATAATGACCAACAACCTCATATAAACTATGCAGGATCAAAAGTTGACTTGGATAAGTATGCTTTATTCGTGGATGGTGTCACATCCGATCCCAGTAAAGATTATAAATCTTTTCTTGAGAGTCTTAGTACCCTTGACGGAGAGGGTTCCAATATTCACAGGCTTCTTACTGCTGCTGTTGGCATCAGTGCTGAAGGTGGTGAATTTATGGAGATCGTTAAGAAAATGGTTTTTCAGGGTAAGCCTTGGAATCATGATAATCGGGAGCATCTCATTATTGAGTTGGGAGATGTTATGTGGTACGTAATGCAAGCATGTAAAGCACTACATGTTTCACTTGATGAAGTGATTGAGGGTAACGTAGAGAAGTTAAAGAAGAGATATCCCGGTGGAGATTTTGATGTTCATTACTCAGAGAATCGTGCCATTGACGACAGATAAAGCAATTGTTAAACTTATAATATACAATGGCAACCTCTCAAATGGATTGGGACAAAGAAGTTAAACTTGAAAAATTAGAGGACATGATTACAGTTTACGAAGAACACATTAAAACTCTAGAGGAAGAAAACAAAAGTTTGAAGGCACAAGTAGTGTTTTTAAAAGAACAATTAAAATACAAAACTTTTGGAAAACCATGCTATAATGAAGAGGTAAACGATAAATAGTTGGAGCAACTCTAACAACATGAGAGATCAATTAATCAAAGCACTTCTGGCCCATGCACAAGGCGACATTCAAAAACATGTAGCAAACGTAGAAGTGTATCTAACAAACCCTGCAGGTATTGGAGAACACTCTAATATTGTTGAGGCGATTGAACAGGAGTTAGATATGATTGCGAAGTATCAGGATCAGATTGATATAATTCATAAGTATTTTAAAAAGTAATGGCAGATTCCCCCAAAGAAGCAGAGGCAGCACAAGCATTATTCTGTGCTATTGTTGATTTAAAGGGTGCACCTCTCCCAACTAACATACCAAATTACATTGTTTTCAAACAGAAATTTAAAAGAGAGATAAACGCTGTTAGGAGAAAAGTAGTAATTCCGGGTGTGACTGAGAGTGGTATTGAAAAATTACTACTGAAAGATAATGAATGGTTTTTATCTTCAGTCAACATAGCGAATAAGATATTAAAGGAAACAAAAAGATTAGCAGCAAAAACACATCAAAAAATAAAACCTCCAGGCTTAGATTTATTTTACGTTAGAGGTGATCGTAATATCATGGAAAATATAGAAAAATTATGGAAACTAACGAATGAGAATGTAAAAAGAGCAAATAAAACAGATGGAAAAAATGCTTTAACATTTAATAATATTAATAAGTGGAGTCCAGCAGATATATACCTTGCATCTGCAAATGCACAAAGAACATTTAAGAAATTAGCTGAAGGTCAACAGGTATCAATAAAGGTTGGTAATTTCATGATAACGTCTGCAGATAATTTTCAAGATTTTTCAGTGCTTAATTTATTGATAAAGCATATGATTGACATGGGTGAATTACTCCCGTTATCTCTAAAGAAATCTCCTGATGGTAAAAATACAATTCTTAAAACTATCAATTACATTGAAAATGATGTACAAAAAGCATTGAAGAAGCAAGACATTAGATATCATGGTGGATTTGTTAGTAGAACTAATGACATTTTTAATTCTGTAGATACTCTTTTTCAATTTTCAAATGATAAAAGTAAGTTTATTCAATTTAGAGACAGAGGATCTTCCGGTTTTTCAAAAGGTAAAGCACCATCATATTCATATCAAGGTGTGATAATAGGTGGTAAAGCAGCATTAGACGGTGCGATAGGTGGTGGCTCTATAGGAGATATTATAAGTCAAACTGATAAAAAGTTAGGAGTAAAACTTAGTCTCTCTAACCAAAAGAAAAAAATAGAGGAGGCAGTTCGACTATCAAAGTTGATGAACACTGATATGGAGACGGCTGCTAAATCAACTATGTGTAGAGCGGTATTTAAAATCTCACAACAATATGGCCCCACATCACAAAAGTTTAAAGACGAGGTGGATTTTTTCAGTAAACTTTATAGGCATCCAAAGTTTGATAAAGATGAAAATAAAGAATTAAGAGGTGCAGTTGGTCTTGCTGATAGAAAAAGAGCACAGTTTATTTTTAGTAAATTTTTAGGTGGAAGTATGATTGCTGCTTTTGAAAAAGATAAAACAAAAGCAAATGAGATAGTTAAAAATTTGATCCTATATGCAGGATCAAGATCAAAATCATCATCACCACATTTTAAAGCAGCAGATTCATCATCATTCTAATGATTAACATCGACGAACTCATTCGATCCTTTGAATCGAAATCTAAAAACAGAAAAGAAAGATACAATGATTTTTTGTATTTTTGTTATCAGTCATTTGATAAATTAATTAAAAATAAAAATAATAAACGCAAGAAGCATAAATATAATGAAATGAGACAAAAGTTAATAAACTATCTGATCGCAAATGAAAGAACGATCACGATGAAACTTTGCCGATGAAAACACTTTTCCAATTTTTATCAGAATCAAGAGCTGTCCAACAGGCCACAAGAATGGGTCTGAAAGGTGACGGTCATGGAGGATGGTACAAAGACGGAGAATTCGTAGCAAAGACTGAGAAGGGTCAACTAAAGTTTTACAATAAAAGACAGAGAGTAGGTGAGCAAGATCCACCATCTACAGAGAGGGAAAAAAGATTATCGGTTTCTACATCTGAACCTGCAGCAGAACCAACACATTCAATGCAACCACCAGAGGTGGAAAAAACAAAGGGAACTCTAACGATCGCATTTGGTCGTTTTAATCCACCGACAACAGGTCATGAAAAATTATTAGATAATGTTGCTTCATCTTCTGATGACGATGATTACATTATCGTACCATCAAGATCACAGGAGAAAAAGAAAAATCCTTTAGATGCAAATTATAAAGTATCTGTGATGCAGAAAATGTTTCCAAAACATAAGGATAAGATTGTGAATGATGATTCAAATCGCACGATCTTTGATGTATTAAAGAAAGCACATACTGATGGGTATGCAGGTGTGAGAATTGTAGGTGGTGGTGATCGCGTAAAAGAATTTGATAAATTAGCAAATGATTATAATGGTAAACTATATCAATTTGATAATGTAGAGGTGATGTCTGCTGGAGATCGTGATCCAGATTCTGATGATGTTACTGGTATGTCTGCATCAAAGCAAAGAAAGGCAGCTGCAGAGAATGATATCAAAACATTTATGAAAGGTGTGCCTAAATCTTTGAGTCAAAAGGATGCAGAACAATTATTTAAGAAGATACGTTCTGCTATGAATATTAAAGAGGGTTGGAATCTCTGGGAGATTGCACCTAAGTTTGATTGGAAAGGTCTTCGTGAAAATTATATAAGTGAAAAGGTTTTTCGTGTTGGTCAAGTGGTAGAAAATATGAATAATGGATTAGTTGGTCGTATTATTCGTCGTGGTGCGAATCATTTGATTTGTGTGACAGAGGATAAAATAATGTTTAAATCATGGATTAAAGATGTGTCAGAAGCAATTGTAAATGGTACAACACAGTCCGGTGTACCAGCAAGTCAAAGGGAAGTTGGCACTGATGCATTTCGTAAATACGTAGAAACAATGGTTCCCGGAAGTAGTTACGGACGACACTTTATAAATAAATATAGAAAAAATTCCAAGAAATAAGTTAATGGACAAACCAGTGGCTGCTCCTGCTGCAGGAGCAAAGGAAAAAGTTGAGAAACAAGCTAGACAACTCGCATACGATACACGCTATAAAGTCAAGCAAAGTATGAAGGCAAAAGCAGGTGGTCGCATAGATCCTGCTGCGATGAGAAAGGCATTTATATCTCAACTTGCTAAGTCACCATCTGCACCTGCGATAAAAGCAAGAGCAAAGCAAATGCTTATGGGTGAAGGATACATTGATGTTCAAGACTTAATCAAAGGACATGCAGCAAATGCATTATTTAAAGTATTCGTAGAGCATCATCAGAAAGATAAGAATGGTAATACAATTCCTCATGAAGATGAAGATATAACAGAGGCAAAGGATGGAGAGAAAACATTTAAGGTAAGAGTTACTGATAAGAAAACAGGTAATTCATATGTAAGAATGGCAAGTCGTACAAAGATTGCTGATCTTCGTAACAATCCAAACATCTCTTCAGTTGAGATGACAGGTTACGGTGAACCAACTAAGTCTGAAAAATTTAAAGGTAAGGAAACTGCTAAAGCAAAAGGTGGTGGACTTGATCCAGTTGGAAAGGAAGATGGTGACATTAATAATGATGGTAAGAAAGATAAAACTGATAAGTATCTTATGAATCGTCGTAAGGCCATAGGTAAAGCGATGGCAAAGGAAGATAAGGTTTGGACTGGATTTAAAGAACTCATTGAAAAGAAAGAAGAAGAAAAGAAAATTACTGGTGAGGGAGTTAATAATAAGAAACTTATTAAGGTTTTCCCTGATGAAGTAAAAGAAGAAATGGATAATAAGGGAGATGAGAAAGAAGATCCATCATTAAAGCAGAAACAAAAGAAAGCAAACATGGCCAAGAAGCAGGTTCTCATGAAGAAAATGCAAGCAGTTCGTATGGGTGCTGGTGATCAGATCATGGCATCTAAAAAGATTGATGGTAAACTTATCAACGAAATGGAGGTTGATTCTAAACCAAAGTCTAAGAAAGAAAAGAAAGAAGAAGATGATGGTACATCTTTTGATGCAATGAAAACATTAAAACCTCAAGAGGGTGATGATCCAAGATCAATACCAACAAAGATGAACTTAGCAAAGAATAAGTTAAGAGCAATGGGACTTAACATGGGTTATGAACATGATAAAGGTCTTGTTGATGCTTACAGTAAGGTATATGATAAGCAGGAACCAGCAGAAAATTATCGTGCAATGAGAAATCCTAAAGAGGATAAACCAGAGTCAGAAATGTCTTATGATGAAAAAAGAAAGAAGAGAATGAATGATCCTAAGAAAGGAATCAACTCTCCTGCATTCAAAAAATTTATGGCAAGTCAAGGAATGTAATGAAAACTTTTAAAGAATTCATAAGTGAAGAAGGTTATGATCGTCTAAGAGATCAAGGAAGGATAAGACCATCCAAAGATAAGAAAGACGCGACTACCATGCCACCAAGTCCAGAAATGAAAAAGACACAGAAGGTTTATAAAGGGCCTTCTGCGTTTGAACTTGTCAAAAAGAAATATGGCAAGGCTGTGATGAATGTTGGTAAAAAGTAATGCCAGCACTCTCTAAGAAACAACAGAGATTTTTTGGAATCGTTCGCGCCATTCAAAAAGGCGAACAAGCACCTACAACACCTGAGACTGCAAAAGCAGCCGCAGATATGAAAAAAACCGATGTAAAGAAATTTGCATCAACCAAACACAAAGGTTTACCTGAGAAAAAAGTAACTAAAGAAGAACTCAAGTTAGACCGCAAGATTTCATTCCCTCAAATGCAAGAACGTATAAGGGATGCGAAGGAAAGAGCAAGAGCAAGAAAGAAAGAATCCGACCAGATTTCTATGGACTCCAAGAGACACGGAGTTAAATTCTACGACAAAAAAGGATCTGGAAGAATCAAACAAGGTAAAAAAATATACGATTGATTATATATAGAGTGAGTTCAAAATAATACAATGCTCTCTTTTTTATTACCATTCGCATCAAAAATTATTAAAGATGCTGTCGATAAGATCCCAGAAGACTCAGAACTGGGAGAAAAACTTATCGATTTATGTCTAGTCATTCTAGGTAAAGCAGTAAAACTTACCAAGACTGATATGGATGATAAGTTACTAGAAACAGTCTCAGAAGCCATTAAAGCAAGATAAAGATCTGTAATTTTTATAAATATCTTTATAAAGATTATAGGAAAGAATCATGCCTCTATGGGGAGCAAGTGACTCAGATGAGTCAAAGCCTAAGAATTTGACCGATGAACAGAAGAAACTGGTATTCGCTAATGCAAGTGGATGGGTTCTCGAAGCTGGGTCAGCTCTTAGTGGAAACGGTAACACTAATGCACAACCAGAAGTATTGTGCTGTGTTGGTGGATTAGCAACTAAACTTGGTGCTGCTGATATCACAGAAGTTGAATTTAAATCTACAGCATTTGATAAGTCAGATGGTGGTAACATTGATATGTTAGTTAGATTTAATGAACCAGTTGATGTCACAGGTACACCACAGTTCTTAGTAACTAATAATACATCATCTTCCAGAAATATTACATGTAATTACTTGTCTGGATCAGGTACAAACGAACTTACTTTCAGAAAAACAATTGCTGCTAACAATGCTGCAACAAATGCAAATGATGTTCTAAAGGTTGTTGCAAACCCAGTTTCACTGAATGGTGGTACAATCAAGGACGCTGGAACAAACACTGCGTCTACAATTACTAGTGCGGTTTCAATCGGAACTGCTGCTGGAACACTGACTGTTGCTGCATAAATATTGCAGGATGACTTAAACATATGAGATTTGATGAATTGAATGATGACAACTATTTGTTATTTGCTATAAAATTTTACAACAATCCACATGCTCTTACAAAAGATGATTTCGAGGATGATTTAAAGCGAATCAAGTATGTCAAAAGACTTCTAAAAAGATATAAAAACACAGGGGTATTGAAAACTCATCTGATATTGAATCATCTTACCGTGCTATTCAATGTATTTGATGACGCAGCAACACCTCTTTTGTTTTATAATTTAGAGGAGGAATTATGGCCACCGATTAAAAGTTTTTTAATATTTTTAAATCGGGTGCCTGAATATCCTAAATCTCATGTGCATGGCATACCTGAAGACAAAACTTGTACTTCGGAACTAAATTCAGTCTAATGAATATCGATAAGATCATATCAATTGTTAAGACTCTTCGTGAGGAAGCAGCGATGGCTGCCCCTACGAATAATGTCAGTGGTGGTCAAATTGCTGGTACAAGAGAAGCAGGGGATGATCCACCTGTAAAGAAAAAGAAAAAATATATCTATGGGGGTCACGGATCACGTAAAATGTGGTTAGTAAATAAGAAAAATGGATGATAATACAAACGTTAATGCAGCAATATTAGAAAGACTAGAGAAAGTCGTTCAATCTTTACAAGAAAACTCAGTAAAGATGGGCGAACTTCTTGCTGTTCATAATGAGAAATTAGATAAGCAAGACCGTATTGATGCAGTATTATTTGAAAAGATTGAGCAGGTAGATAAGAAACTTGATCAACACGCAACAGATATCAAGAAAGGATGTGAGAGAGATATTATGCTTGTAGACAATCGTTTGAGGACAATTGAAAAGAAAATGTGGACAATCGCGGGTTCTTTAACTATAATAAGTTTCATAGTATCTCCCATTGGTCAAAGATTTTTAAGAGGAGCGTTGACTCCACCGCCAACTTCGGGTATAATACAAACAAAGTAACAATATCCACATGGATATCATTGATTCCAAGTATATTGGATTGGTGTCTTCACGATTAGAAAAGTTTAAAAGAGTGAAGGCAGACTTATATAATTTTCGCTGTCCGATCTGTGGTGACTCAAAGAAGCACAAGAACAAGGCAAGAGGATATTTCTATCAAGTCAAGACAAATACAAACTTTAATTC